AGCTACTAAATATCTTCTAGCTACACTTAATGCAGTAGGTGTAGTTCTAGTAAGAGATGTATCATATGCATCTACTACATTAGATGCACTACTATCATATCCACCACCAAACAAGGCATAATTACCAACTGTAGTGGCTGCTAAATAATATCTAGCTTTACTTAATGCAGTAGGTGTAGTTCTAGTAAGAGATGTATCATATGCATCTACTACATTAGAATTTGCACTACCAGTATATCCACCACCAAACAGGGCATAATTACCTACAGTAGTAGCTGCTAATCGATGTCTAGCTTTACTTAATGCATCTATTGTCCCATAGTAGCTTAGTCCTGCTTTTTTCTTTTGTTTCATAAACCACCATATGTTAAACATTATGTTTCAGCACTCCAGTCTCCAGCTATTGATACGGCCAGCCAGTCATATGTATCTGTCCCTGTCTGGAATGACGTGAATGATATGGCGTTGCCTGCCTTGGCAGAAGACACACCAACGTACCCACCATCTGCCCCAGCAGTCCCATTGAGGTAAATCTTATCGTTAGGATTCGGGTCAATACGAAAGTATTTAGCCACCTCTGTACCAAGCACAACCATGAAAGTTAGCCCGTTGGCAGCAGCAGGCAATGTAAGAGTAACATCTTCACTCTGTCCGTAGTTATTTATGATTGTGCCGGTAACTTCAGCAGTAGTTAGCGTAGCTGTAGAAGATTTTACAACTTCGTTCACTTTGCGTAGATTAACGGCTTTCCATTTCGAGTCAGCCTCCACATAAACTAGCGCATCTCCGTCAGCTTTGGTCGCAATACTAACATCTGATAGCTCTGATAATGCTGATGCTCCTTCACCATCTGTGCCACCGCTTGGGATATCAATAGGCACCCACTTTGTACCATTCCATGCAAGGATTTTATCTGTAGTAGTTGGAGCTTCAACATCTGATAGATTATTTAACGAATAAGTTATAGGCACCCACTTTGTACCATTCCAAATCAGTATCTGATTGCTTGCCGTAGGAGGAGTAACATCTGATAAATTATTTAATGTATCACCCCCAAGCAAGTTCTGTAAATTAAACTTCTTAGTAGTATAGGAAGCACCAGTTTTTTCTGAGACTTCAACTAACGTCTCATTTACAATATCCGTTAATGTAGTTGTTATCTCACTAATTTTTAACGCCATACTTTTATCCCTCCACTATTCTTATCTTTCCATCTTCCGTCGCTCTCTCAACTCCATCTTGCGTTAGCCTCCTCTGCGCTCTGTAATAGTCTATCGTGAACCTGTGCTTTTGCCATGATGCATAACCATCTCTAACCGACCACAAGTCAACGTATGCTTGGGTATCTTCAGTTGCAGTTAGTGTTGTTGTGTTTGTAGTGATGCCAGTCTTGCTTCCGATTAAACTACTATTAGATGTTTTTCTAACCTCAACTGTGTATGTCGTGCCTGTTTCTGGCCCTATATTGCTCTCTGTGTGAACCACTATATAAGCTGTTTGTTGTGTTCTGTCTCTGTGATACCACGAAAGGTTTATTGACCCTTCTACAAGCAAATCAATTGGGTATGCCACTCCATTTATCTTCGGATAGGCAGGAGGATACGGGCGGTCAAAACGGCTGTTAAACTTTAATGACCTTGCCGTGGCTGATGATAATGCCAATTCTCCCTTTCCTGTAACAGGACATAATTTGGCATACATGGTTTGACCAGCTGTTCTCTCTGTCCTGTCCAGCCCATACCAACCACTCGCAAAGAAGATTGGAACACCAGCATTATGAGGCTTTGGAACTGTATCAAGACACCCTCTGCCTACGCTTACGCTGTTTGTGGTGATACTATTCACTCTTACAATTTCATCTTCAATGATGGCATAAAAATACTGACCAGTTTTGACCAAGTCCAAATCAACACCGTTTTCTATCTGAAAAGTAGTATCAGTATAGCCTACTGCCTGAGATAGGAAAGCTATCGGACAGAAATCACCTTTGTCAACCTTGGTATATGTTCCAGTAGGGCTTGTCGAGGTGTAGAGTGAATAATTGAATGCTACACCAGCTGGTCTGCTGCCAAGTACAGCGAGAAAACCAACTCCTTCGTTCTTGGGCAAATAGTCAAAGTCAGCTGGTGATAGGTTTCGGACAATGTCCCAGTAGGGCACTTCAACTGTTCTTTCCTGTGGGCATGGAGCAGGAGGGCCAACAGGGTCTTGCCAGTATGGGTCTTGCGGTTCCACGTAAGTTGTAGAGGGCAAGGAGTAAACATCTTCTATAGCTTCAATTGTTATCGTAGAGTCGGTCAACAAACCATAGTCTATCTCGCCTATCCTGAACACCATCTGTTCAATACCGAGTTTTGGCCATTTGAACACGAACAGGCCACCAGGAGTAAAGTTGTAAGCTTTCCTGTTCACTTTCAGCGTAACCTTGCTTAACATTGCAGCGGATATCTGCATATCTCGCATGGCGACTTGTGTAGCAAGCTGAAGAGTAGGTATTCCATGATATTTACGGACGTCGGAGACAATCTTGCCCTGAGCAGCAAAGTTTGCCAAGTCCTGAACAGTTACACTGCGCTCCTCACCTGTGCTTTCATCTGTGTAATAAATCGTAAGCTGATTGACTGTATCCGATAAAGCTATTCTCTGATAGCTCACCATCTCCTTTATGTTGCTTTCATCGAGAACAGGCAGAGAGCTTACTGTGTAATCATTCCTGACAAGCCTTATCTGAAACAAACCAGTGGTAGGGTTAACAAATAGGTAGCCACCTATATGATCAAGAATATTCTGAATAAACTCTTCTAACGAGCCACCAGTCCACGTAAAATTAAGCCCAAAACCTTCCTGATGTAGTTTTAAGGCAGCATTCTGAAACGATGTATTGTCTATCTGACCTAAACCGTGGTCAGTTATTAGCTCATAGATGATATGCACAGGATTGGCTCTGCCGTTTATACTTGCATAGCTCGAATACCAGCCTTTAGCAGGTATGCGCCTTACCTTGACCCACCACGGCTTGATATAAGGGTTCATGGCCGAAAGATACATCTGTTTGGCCACAAGAGAAAGCACACCTCGAAAGGCTGGAACGTTTGAGCCTAACTTACTTACTAGATATGAGTTTTGTCCTTGTGTATCACCCCCGAACAAAACATCTACATCTCCAACAACGCCACCTTCTTTTTCCTCACCACCGAACAAGTTTGGGTTATTGATTGAAATTGTTGTATTGCCAGTTACGTTGCCTGACCACGCAGTCTTTTCACCAACAGAAATGGCAAGCAAGGAATCAGCAGTTTCACATATGACCATGTGAAGTCCTGCATAATATTTATATCCAACAGTTATTTCTACTTTACCTTTTCCTCTACTTCTTCCCAAGAATTATCACCTCCTCTACTTTTACTAACATAATTTATTATGTTAAAAAGCATAGCATCATTTATATCTTTTATCTCTTCAACATTTATGCCTTCACGCACAAGTTTTCTGAAGTCGAGGTTATGTCTTTTACAGAATTCTTTAATTCCCTTTATGCAATAATTACACTCAACCAAATCTTTAATGTAAATTTTCATTTGCCACCCTCTTTTCTCCGTATTGGTACAGTACGTAAATCACCATACCATACAACGTTCGGAGATTTAACCCAAACGGTGCCATAGATTTTAGGTATAGGATCAGCAGCATTGGCCACAGGAACGTCCGATTCTTCTATCGTCCCAGGCTTGGGCGGTTGCGGTTTAGGACGTAGCAAATACGCTAAGTAGCTTAGTAACAACCCTAATGCTAATGCGAAAAAGATATTCATGCTCTCATCTCCTTACCAGAATATTACGCTACCCGTGAACGGGTTCTTAGTAGGTATCCACGGAAACCCACCGAAATTTAATAGATTGCTAAATTTATTTTTACATGTGTTTAACGTGTGATCGCATCCAGGATAAACCTCTACCTCTTTTGTGATAGCAAGCTCTGGTATTTGCCCTGACATAGTGATTGTGTTTCCGCTGTGTGCAACAATATGTCTTGTATGCATAAAGCCTGTAGCAGGATCACGAAACATAAGATACCCACCTGTAAAGTATTTGCTGGCATAACTACCGAAAGTTGATGATGTAATGATATTACCCTGTATAGTCTGAACTATAGCAACAACTTTGTAATTCACCCTATTTACTTTACACCTTGACCCATACAGCATGTGTGGGCATGAATAGTTGTAATATCGAAAGTTTGCGTTGCCCTGTATTGCTGTATAGTATGACTCACAAATCAACGTAACTCCGCTATGCTTCCACTCAGCAGTCATTATCCTGCCTATCCACTCCGTGATAACTTCTGCGTCATTACGATGTTTTTTCT